ATAACGCAGACATCGTGTTTGAAGGTGCTACTGCTGACGCCTTTGAAACCACGTTGACTGTTGTCGATCCTACTGCTGATCGTACCATTACGCTGCCTAACGTGACTGGTACCGTGGTTACCACTGGTGACACCGGTACCGTCGCTACGGCGATGATTGCAGCTGATGCAGTCAATGGTACTAAAATTGCAGATGACTCGATTAATTCTGAGCATTACGTCGATGCATCTATCGACACTCAGCACATTGCAGATGCACAGATTACTTCTGCTAAACTTGCTGCTGATTCTGTTATTTTTGGCAAGGTTGCCAGCAATGCGATCGGTACTGACCAACTTAATGATAGCGCAGTAACAACCAATAAAATTGGTGCTCAACAAGTTACTACGGCTAAAATTGCAAACGACGCTGTTACTAATGCAAAGATTGCTAATGATTCTATTGACTCAGAACACTATGTAGATGGGTCGATTGACACAGCTCACATTGCTGATCTGCAAGTTACTTCTGCTAAACTTGCTGCTGATTCTGTTATTTTTGGTAAAGTCGCTAACAATGCGATTGGTACTAATCAACTTAATGACAGTGCAGTAACGACTAATAAAATTGGTGATCAGCAAGTTACTACGGTTAAAATTGCAAATGACGCTATTGACGGTACTAAACTTGCCGACGATGCTGTTGATTCTGAACACTATACTGATGGATCAATCGACACGGCTCACATTGGCGACTCTCAGGTAACCACTGCAAAGATTGCAGACGCTGCTGTTACTGTTGCCAAGATTGCTGATGCTGAGCTGCAAGAGCTTGCCACTATGGGTGGTTTGACTGCTGCTGCTTTGGCTGATCTGACTCAAGCTGAGGTTCAGATTCTTGACGGTGCAACGGTTACTACTGCTGAGCTGAACCTGATTGATGGTCTAACTGCAAACGCAGCTGATCTCAACCAACTTGATACTAATACTCTTACTAACTCTCCCACCTGGACTTCTACCTCTCAGTATCCGTCTGCTGCTTCTATTGACAGCCGTATTACTGCACGTATTGATCCCCTTGGTGGTTTTGAGGCTATTGCTGATGAAGATAGTTTCCCCGCTACTGCACCGCCTGAAGGCACCGTTGTCAGTATTGCTAACGCAAACGGTCTTGCAGTTAACGCAAGCGGCGTTGGTGCTGGTACTCGTGCTGGTGGCAGTGACGCTGTAGTTATTAACGGTTTCCCATCTGGTTTCCACAGCACGACTTTGGATGACGGTATTGGTCTGCTGGTGGTTGCCACTAGCACTGCTCATACCTACGACTTCCACCGTGTTGTTGCTAAGAACGAGGATGTCCGTCAGCTGAGTTCTGACATCAACGACTTCAAGGCACGTTACCGTGTTGGTTCCAGTAACCCCACCACCGATCTTGACTCGGGTGACCTCTTCTTTAACACTGGCAGCGGCAAAATGCTGGTGTACGACGGCACAAGCAGTGCCTGGGAAGAAGTCCAATCGATTGGCAACTTCAGCATCAACACCCTCAGTAGCTCCGGTGGCACTGGTGGTGGTTCCGCCACGTTTAACGGTACTGCGTATCGGTTCACTCTTAGCGATCCGCCTACCTTTGCTCAGCAGTTGATCGTCAGCATCAACGGTGTTGTGCAGAAGCCGAACAGCGGCACTGCTCAGCCATCTGAAGGCTTCGCCATTGACGGCGCTGACATCATCTTCTCTGATCCTCCGGCAACCAGCTCGCCGTTCTTCATCATCACGATGGGTTCGACGGTCAACATTGGTACGCCCAGTGACAACACTGTGACGGCAGCTAAGATCGTTGACGGAACGATTACGAACGCTGAGATCAGTTCTTCTGCTGCTATTGCTGGTACGAAGATTAGCCCGAATTTTGGTAGTCAAAACGTTGTAACTACTGGGTCGTTAGGGGTGGGAAGTACGAGCCCTAGTTATTTACTAGATGTACGTCGCAGTTCTGCCGGTGATGTTGTTGCTTTTACGGGCAGCACAGATGCACAGCGTCCACTCAAGTTTGTTTCTGCTGATAACGGTATCTTCCTCGGTGCACAATGGACTCGTGATGTTGGTTCCGGTGGCGGCATTCATGCTTGGTCGATTAACGGCAGCGAAAAGATGCGCATCGACTCATCCGGGCGTGTAGGCATAGGGACTAGTTCGCCTGGTACTTACAACGCAAAACTTGCTGTTTATGGAACGGACCAAGACGGTACTCGGATTGCGTTGTTCAGAAGTGGCAACGCTGGTACTTCTATTTCTGTAGATGGCGGTTTAGTTTTTGGTGCTGACGGATCTACTGGCGGCACTGCCAGAATGAAGATTTCAAATACAGGCAACGTAGGGATTGGCACTACGAGCCCTGCCAATAATCTTCACGTTAATGCTGCTAACGCAACATTTGACCTTCAAGATAGTGGGGCTACCAACAGCATTGGACGATTTATCAACGCTAGTGGCAGTCTTTATATTCAATCGCAAAACAATACTTCGCACGGAAACATTGTACTTAGAACTAGCAATGGTTCGTCAGCACTTGAACGCGCCCGCATCGACAGCTCGGGTCGCCTCGGTATTGGCACCAGCTCGCCCAACGCTCTTCTGCATCTTGCAGGAAACAATGGCATTGAATTTGGCGCAGGGGGAAATCCAAGAGGTGAAATTAACTACACCGCCGCTGGCGATGAGTTTTTAGATATTGCCTGTCGCGGCACTAACTCAACTGTAGGTAACGTCAGGATCCTTACTGGTAATGTTTCTTCTGCTGCTGTAGAGCGTCTTCGCGTTAATAATTTTGGCGCCTTCGGTCTAAGCGGTGCAAACTACGGCTCTAGCGGTCAGGTACTGACTAGCAATGGTTCTGGTAGTGCTCCGCAGTGGGCGACTCCTAGTGCTGGATTTACAGCTGGGAGCGGCGTTACCTTAGGTGGAAATGCAACCGCTACTTTTAGCGGTATTCCAAGTTCGGCTAGACAGATAATTATCACCCTTAATTTCGCCGGTCCTCCAGCCAGTCAAGAACAAAGCTGGATGGCGCTACGAGTAGGAACAAGCGCTGGTTGGATTTCATCTAACATTTATGCGTGGAACACCTCCGGAGGTACATCCGTTAATCGCTCATCAGGGACTAGCTATATCCAAATAAGCGGTAGCTGGAACAATGCTTCTAACGCAAGAGACCACGGTACAATTATTCTTAATCAAACTGACAACCATTCTTGGACTACCATGAGTTTAATTGGCGACGTTGCTCGCGGTGATTCGATCTGCCAAGGAGCTGGACGAATTGCCACAACAAATATCGGTGTAAACTTGGATAGAGTCCTTCTTTTTACTACCTCTGGGAATGCTTGGGCGACTGGCGAAGCCGCCATACAATACATCTAAAGGAGACCTCTACAATGCCAAGCAACCATTACAACCTTACGACCGGGGTTCTTTCTGATTATTCAGCACCGCCTGAATTAATAGCAGAAACTGAAAATTTTAGAGTCAACGTTTTACCTGTTCAGCAGCTTGAGGATCTGCGCCGAGAACGCAACCGTCTCCTCGCTGAAACCGACTACCTCGCCCTTGCTGACGTAACCCTCACCGATGAGATGAGGGCGTACCGTCAAGCACTACGTGACCTTCCGGCAAACACTGCTGACCCTGCCAACCCTGTTTGGCCTGTTAAACCTTAACTATTAACAATGACCACATTTACTTGGAAAATTTCTACCCTTGAGCGTTCTACCGCTGACGGAAAAGTAAACACGGTCCACTATACTGTCACTGCCGAGGATGGCACCTATTCTTCAGGTGCCTATGGCTCCCTCGGCTTTGATGGTGAAGTGACCGTTGCCTATGCTGACCTGACCGAAGAAACGGTCATTGGCTGGGTGAAAGAACAGTTTGGTGCTGAGAAGATTGCTGAAATTGAAGCAGCTCTTCAGGCTCAACTTGATGAACAAACAGCACCTACTAAGGCATCTGGAGTGCCTTGGTAATATCCTTTAAGGAGATTATTTAATGGCACTAACACAAGTAAAATCTGACGGCATCGCAACAGGTGCCGTCACCGCAACACAGATTGCGGTTAATGCAGTTACTGTTGACGACATTTCTGACGGCAGTATTAGTACGGCTAAACTGGCTGACGACGCTGTAACTGCGGATAAACTGGCTAACACGGCTGTCACCGCCGGTTCCTACGGTGATGCTACTAATATTCCCAGCATTACCGTTGACGCTCAAGGGCGTGTTACCGCAGCATCTACTAACGCTGTAAGCATCCCGCCGTCTGTCGGTGGCGCTAATGGCGTTGACTTTAACGACAGCGTTAAGGCACGGTTTGGTACTGGTAATGACCTGGAGATTTATCACGCTAGTGGTACTAGTGTTATTGAAGATGTTGGAGCTGGTGCTCTTGTTTTAAAAACAAACACATCAGTCAATGTTGTTACTGGCACTGAGTTTATGGCTCAGTTCACGCCAAATGGCGCGGCTGACCTGTATTACGACAACTCTAAGAAACTAGAAACCACCTCCAGCGGCATCA